AGGCGAAGGGCGGCGACGCCGACGCCAAGCGGTGGTGCCAAGACCACGGCGTTGAGGCTCGTGCCCAGGGCTCGACCGGCAGCACCACGGGTGCGGCTTTCGTGCCTGATGTGCTCTCCTCGACCGTCATCCGGCTCGTGGACCAGTACTCGGCCTTTGCTCAGAACGCCACGAACGTGGTCATGCCGAGCGACGTGCTGCTGTTCCCGCGACGGACGGCCGGTGCGACCGCGTACTGGATCAATGAGAACTCTGCCATCACTGCCAGCGACCCCACTTCCAATCAGGTCACTCTGACTGCGAAGAAGGTCACGGGCGCGGTGACGATTGCGAGCGAGCTCCTGCAGGACTCGATCGTGTCGATCGCCGACTGGATCGCTGCCGAGCTCGCCCTGACGCTCAGCAACGCCGTGGAAGAGGCTGCGTGGAGCGGCAACCCCAGTAACGCTCCAGCGGTTGCTGGGCTTGTCACGACCTACACGGGTGGCCTGCTGGCGGCGTCTGCTGCCACCTATGCCGCCTCGCTTGTGACGGCTGCCGGTGACACGCCCGACGAGGTGACCAAGGCTAACCTGCTGGCCATGATGGCCAGGGTTCCGCAGCACTCGCGTGCAGGTGCCAAGTGGTTCTGCTCGCCGTTCTTCTTCGCGGCGTGCATGCAGAACCTTGACCTCGCTCAGGGCGGGTCGGTTGGTCTGTCGCAGGGCATGGGTCCGACGTTCCTTGGCTCGGAAGTGGTTCTCACCGACCGCCTGCCGGCCGGTGCGGACTCGACGGGTGCCATCATGGCGCTGTACGGCAACATGGCCAACAGCTCCTACTACGGCATCCGCCAGGCCATCGAGATCGCCAGCAGCGATCAGGTGAACTTCCTGAGCGACCAGACGGTGATCCGCGCAGTTGCGAGGGTTGCAATCACCCATGCAAATCTGGGCACCGACACCGTTGCCGGCCCGATGATCGGGCTGGTGGGTGCGTGAGCCTGACGGCTTGACGAGTGTGCAATCTTGAGCGGGCGGCTTCCACGACGGGGCCGCCCGCTCTCTCTTTTGAGGCACGCATGCTGGTCAAGGTAGGTGGCACCGAAGTTGACATCCGAGTGGAAGCCGTGCTCTCCATGCCACGGCTTTCGTTTACGGCCAATCACTTCGCCTGGGCGCAGGCCCTGATGCCGCTAGGCATTCGCCCCACCATGGGCACGGGTGCGTTCTGGAGTCAGGTTTCCACCCGCGTCTACGAGCAGTTCATTGATACGGCGGAATATCTACTGGCCATTGACTACGACACCTTTTTCACCAAGCAGGACGTTGAACAACTCTTCGCTATGGCGATGACTTTTCAATGCGACGCGATCACTGGCCTGCAGACAAAACGCGAAGACGGCCGACCGATGTTGACGCTTAAGGGCACGCTCGACGCACCGCCAGAGGACGGGCACACACAACTGCCATCGTCGTGGTTTGCTGAGCCCGTACAGGAAGTAGATACTGCCCACTTCGGGCTCACCGTGATCAGCACCGCCGCACTCAAGCGGATGAAGAAGCCGTGGTTTTGGAGCAAGCCTGACGGCGAAGGCTCTTGGAACGACGGCCGCATCGATGATGACATTTGGTTTTGGCGGCAGTGGCGCGACTCTGGCAACCGCGTCTTCGTCTCGCCGCGTGTCGTTTTAGGCCACGGCGAGTACGTGGTGACGTGGCCCGGCAAACACCTTAATGCCCCTGTTTTTCAGTGGACTACTGAGTTCACGAACACGGGGAAGCCGCCTGAATCTGCATGGAGTGTGGGCTAATGCCGAAGATTATGTTTACCCGCGCGTGGCGTGGCTACCGCAAGGGGCAAGTGGCTGAGCTTCCTGGCGGGATCAGCACGCAGCTGCTCGCTCAGCGTGTCGCTGTAGAAGACAACCAGCCGTCGCTAATTGAAACGGCTGCCCTTGAGCACGACGTAGAAACCGCAGACGCCACCCCAAAGCGAAGAGGCCGCCGTGCAGTATCGAAGCCTGACTCGACAGACGCCGCCAGCCGTTGAGCCCGTCACGCTCGCGGAAGCAAAGGCCCACCTGCGGGTTGATACGAGCGGCGATGACGCATACATCGGGACGCTGATCACGGCAGCCCGAGAATGGTGCGAGCAATACCTAGATCGCACGCTGGTGAATACGCAGTGGGTGATGCGGTTTGACTCGTTCCCGCCAGACGGCACGCACGACATCGAGTTACCACGGCCGCCCATGGCGACGGCCGGCACGACCACGGCGGTGGCCCTGACGTTCACCTACGAGAACGGCACGACAGCCACCTACTCCACAGCCAGCTACCGCGTGGACCGCAGCAGCACGCCAGGGGCGGTGAAGACTTTGTACGGCCAGACGTGGCCGCCGCACCTGATGGACGACAACGCCATCAGCGTGACGTGGTGGGCCGGCTACGGGGCCGCTGGCTCAAGCGTGCCTGCCGCTGTCCGCCACGCCTGCCTGATGCTGGTTGGCCACTGGTACGAAAGCCGCAGCACGGTGCTCGTTGGCAGCATCAGCAAGCCGCTGGAGTTTGCTGTTGAATCGCTTCTCTCTTCGCAGAAATGGGGCAGCTACCAATGAGCATCGAAGGACGCATCAACGTAGACGTGCTGTTCCACGACAAGGACGGCACGGCATCGCTCAAGGTGGTGAGTCTGCAGGACTCAAAAGCCTACACCACTGGCAAGGTGGCGGTGATCACTGGGACGCTGGGCACGGCGAGCTCAACAATCACACACACTGGCTCGTTTCGTGGTGCTGACGGCGAGTACGTTTCTATTCAGTCTGTTGACTACGCCGTCTTTCGCTTCGACGGCACGGGCGGAAGCTTCAAGCGTCTGGCGATCGGCAACGCCACCATCAGGTCAAACGACAGCATCGTGTCTGCTTCCTGCGTCGGTGGTGACGATACCGGGCAGTTCACAATCAGCGGAAACCAAGGAAGCACGGGCACCTACACCGTCGTGCTGTACGGCACATGATTGACGCCGGCAAGCTCCGCGAGCGCGTAACGGTGCAGCAGGCGTCCGAGTCTCGGAACGCTCTTGGCGAAACCGTGCTCTCGTGGGCCACGTTCGCTGAGCGTTGGGCAAGCGTGGAAGGCGTGTCGTCCCGCGAGCTTTTGCAGTACGGGCAGCAGCAGATTGAGGTTTCGCACCGAGTCCGCATGCGGTGGCTCGACGGGCTGACGCAATCCATGCGGATTGTCTGGCGTGGCCGCACGCTGGAGATCGTCAGCCTGCTTGAGCACGGGAACCGCAGTGAGCACGAGCTCGTCTGCCAGGAGGCCGCATAGATGGCCGTTGCTGGCGTCAACCTTTCGCTTGACACGTCCGAGCTTCTGCGGCTGCAGGAGTCGCTCGGCAAGGTATTCACGCCTGAAGGACTTGCTGCGACGCTAGGAAGCGCCATTGAGAAGGCCCTTGAGCCAGCAAAGCTGCGGCTGCGAGAGAACACGCCAGCCGGGCCTACTGGCAATCTCAAGCGTGCCGTCAATATGAAGGTGGTGGAGTACCCGAAGAGCGGCGTGGCTGTGGGCCTGCTTGGCTACAACAGGGCAGGCGAAGGCAAATCAAAGAGTGCCGCCGGCGGCACTGTGCAGGCTGGCCCTGACCGTGCGTTTCATCAATGGTGGCTTGAGTTTGGCACCAAGCAGCGAGTTATCGCCAAGCTCTCAAACAAGCCCTACCAGCGGAAGGCTCACCAAAGAACGATGAAGTCTGGCAAAGTCGCCAGCATTAAGGCCCACCAAGTCTCTGGGCAGAATGCCTACATCGCATCGTCCTACAGCGAGTTGGGGCAGTTCAAGATGATGAAGACGCCTCGCCCTCCACGGGGAGAGACCGGCCAGCGCGTGCAGACAGATCCCGCATACCCAAAAGCGTTCTTTCAGAAATCCACAAAGCCAATCGTGATTCCTGCCATGAATCCTGGCGGCAGCGGGGAGCCACCGCTGCGAAAGACTTGGAACGAGTACCAAGGCAAGGTGGCTGAGCGGCTCACGTCTGAACTACGGATTTCGCTAGAGCGTGCCCTGGAGGCGCTCACCTACACCAGCACCGGCAGCGTCACTGGTGCCACCATCCAGGCCGGAGGCTAGCCGTGCTGAAGTCACCAGAGCAGGCAGCTGCTCAAGCACTCGTTGCAGATCCCGCCGTGGCCATGATTCTTGGCCAGCGTATCTGGCCCGTGATCGCACCGGCGTCTGCGTCCCTGCCGTTTGCCACCTGGCGACGCACTGGCGTCAGCCGCTCGCAAGGGCTCTCAGGCCCGACAGGTGCCACGTCTGTGCAGTTGGCTGTGGACGTGTTCTCGACCACGTACGAAGAGGCCCGCGAGGCCGCCGACAGAATCCGCTCAGTTCTGGATGGATGGGGCGGGCAAGTGACAGACTACGTAAGCGTAAGAAACGTGAGCCTCGAAACCGAGTCTGACGGCTTCGTACAACTCGCTGGCGGTGACCTGCCGCCCGTGTATCAGGTGACGCAATCGTTCTCAATCCTCTGGCAGGAGACTTAGCAGATGGCCTTTGAAACTCCGCATGATGGTGCTGGCACAGTCCTGACGTGGAAGAGCACGACGTACACCGTCACCAACGTCGTCGTCAGCATGACGGACCCGACTGCTACCGAGGACAAGATTTCCGTTTCGCACCTTGGCCAGACGGCTGGCGAGACTGCCAAGACGCTTGACCTGCCGCTGGCCGGCGCTGCCTCTGGCGACACCGGGCAGACCGTTCAGTTTGACTACATCGGCAAGACGATCATTGCTGACAAGGAAACTGGCACCCTGGCCATCACGGTTGGCGGTACGTCGCTTCTGAGCCGTGCTGGCACCGTCAACTCGTCCACGCTCACGCTGGCGACGCAGGACGCGATCCGAGGCCAGGCCACCATCCGTATTGCCCGTAGCTAGTCCGTGACGGAGGCCCGTCATGGCTGACTACTCAGCGGGCGTCACGGCTACGTGGAACAGTGTGAACTTCGGTGAGGTTACGGAACTGACCGTAACTCACGGCGGTGCTCTTCCATTGGCTCGCGCCAGTACGTGGACGCTTGACATTGGCACTATAGAACTAAAGTGCCTAACCACGGCGAACATCTCCACTGCCAACTACGGCAAGCGTGCGCAAGTCACTATCACTGGTGGCGGGCTTGCTTACTCGGGCAACGCAGTGCTTGAGAAGTTCACCATGGCTGGCGTGGTCAATGACGTGACGCGCTACGCGGTCACGCTACGAGTCCAAGGCTAGGAGAAACCATGAGCCTCAGCGTTGCAGACCTTGCCAAGCAGATCCTTGATGCCGATGACTTGCCGATCCTCAAGGTGACGGTGCGTGAGTGGAAGGGCGGAGACGGCAAGCCGCTCGTGCTCGGCGTTCGCGTCATGACCGTCGAAGAGCGGGACAGCTACGAAAAGGAGTGGGTGGGCAAGAAAGAAACGGGCATCGACAACTTCCGGACGAAGTATCTGGCCCGCTGTCTGTGCCATCCCGAGAGCGGCGAGCGTCTTTTTGACGAGGCTGGCATCGAGCAGCTGGCGAAGAAGTCAGCGGCCATCGTGTCCAAGCTCTTTGAGAAGGCGCTCAAACACAACAACATGACAGAAACCGACGTGGAGGAACTCGCAAAAAACTGAGCGTCCGCCCGACGAGGCGTTTCCTGTTTCGTCTGGCGGGGCACTTGGGAATGACGGTGAGGGAACTGTCTCGCCGCATGGATTCGCAGGAGCTCACGGA